TGTTCGGTATCGGTGTTTCGAGCCGGTTGGCGCCGGCCCCGGCCGCGGATGAAGGTGACGATGAGCTTGCAAAGCTCCGCGCTCGCCGCGCCACCTCGTAAAGGGTCGACTGAGCCTCGTATCTTCACCCCACCGTTGCGGGAGTTGACCCCGGAAACGTCGTGGGGTTTCGAGGCCATCGACTTCATCGAGAATGTTTTGGGCTGGGAGTTGATGCCCTACCAGAAGTGGCTGTACATCCACGCCCTGGAGAAGTCACTCGACGGCGCCGGGTTTCGTTTCTCCACCATCGTGATTCTCATTAGCCGGCAGTGCGGCAAGACGATGTGGCTGAAGGGCCTCGGGTTGTGGCGCATGTATGTCGATGGCGCTAAGCAGGTGTTGATTTCGGCGCAGAACCTTGAGTTCGCCGAGACCACGTTGTCCGAAGCGGTCGATGTGGTGAAGAACAATGCGGTGCTGGCTGCGGAGTTTGAGAAGTTCTCGCAGACCAACGGCAAGTTTCGGATGGTTCTTAACGGCGGCCGGGAGTGGCGGGCTGCGGTGTCGACCCGTAAGGGTGGGCGTTCGTTGTCGGTGGATCTGGCGATGCTGGACGAGTTGCGGGAGCACCAGAACTGGTTGGCGTGGAATGCGATTGTTCCGACGACCACGGCCAGGCCGCGGTCGCTTGTGGTGGCCGCATCCAATGCCGGTGATGCCACGTCGGTGGTGTTGCGGTCGCTGCGCGATGGCTGCATGCAGCGCATCATCACCAAGGCCACTGCGGAAACGCAGACCGGGTTGTTTGAGTGGTCGGCCCCCGATGATGTTGATCCGTTGGATCGGCAGTATTGGCCGTTGGCGAATCCGGCGATGGGCTATCTGTTCCACGAGGATTCGTTGGCCGGCCGCGCCGAGGCGATGTTCGACAACATGGCCGGGTTCAAAACCGAGCATTTGTGTCAATGGGTGGACGCGTTGGAGCCGGGGATCATTCCCCGCGAGGACTGGGATGCCACGACCGACCCGGAATCCAAACGCGCCGAACAAGCCCATGTGGTTGCCGCAGTCGATGTGAACTTTGCGCGCACGAAGGGCTACATCGCGGTGGCGGCCCGACGCGACGACGACAAACTTCACGTTGAGGTGGTCGCCGCTGAGCGGGGCACGGAGTGGATTGTGCCGTGGCTGGTCGAACGTAAAGACCGATTCGATGCGGTGGTCATTCAGGCCCGCGGCGCCCCGGCGTCGGGGTTGATCGAACCGCTGCGCGAGGCCGGTGTGGAAGTCGTCGAGTTGGGTGGCTCGGATCTGACACGGGCTTACGGGTATGCGTTCGATCTGATCGCGCAGCACAAGTTGATGCACCGTCCGTCGCCGGTGTTGGATGCCGCCGCCGAGTCAGCGCGGGCCAAGGTGATCGGCGATTCGTGGGTGATTGACCGCAAAAATTCGCCTATTGATGCCTCACCGTTGGTGGCGGTGGTACAGGCCGCGTGGGGTGAACAGATCCACGACCAGGTCAGCGTCTACGCAACATCGGACGTGCTGATCCTTTGACATACAAGAGAGAAGGGCGGTGACATGCGCCGAGAACGACTGATCAAGAAAGCCGTGCGGGCGCGTTTCGCCGTCACGTTGAAAGGCAACGAAGGAACATTCGCGGGTGTCCTGACCGAAACGGACACCGCGACGTGGGTGTTTGAGCAGTGCTCAACCATCCCGAAACAGCTCGGAGAAACCCCAGAGCCGATCACCGGGCGTGTTTTTGTTGACCGCGCCCAGGTCGCCTACTTGCAGGAGCTGCCGGCGTGATCCTTTCCAATGGCACCCAGAGGGTGTTAGCGCCGCAGGCGTTCGCCGAGCAGTCACCGCAGTTCTATAACTCGTATTTCGTTCCGCGTTCCGGCCTGGATTTGGAGACGAGTTTTGCCACGTATGCGGAGTTGTATCGCAAGCAGCCGTGGGTGAACACGGTGGTCAACAAGATCGCTAACCTTGTCGCCCGCCTGGGTGTGCAGGTGTGGGACACCACATCCCCGGCGGGGAAGATGCTGGATGCGGTCGGCCCGTATGCGAAGTTGATGGCCAAGCCGAGCCCCTACATGGACAACTACAGCTTCTGGTTGTGGGTGGCATCGACCATCGAAATATTCGGTGAAACGTATCTGATCAAGATCCGTGACACTGACCGCAGCGTGATCGGGTTCGCCCCGATGCACCCGGCGCAAACCAAAATTCACCGCAACTCCGACGGCACCGTCACCTACCAGTTCCTCGGCCATCCGAATGAAGAATTCGTTGGCGATGACATCGTGCCGTTTCGCAGTTTCGATCCGTTCGGCACGATGCGCGGCATGTCCCGGCTCGAGCCGCTGCGCTCCACGCTGATGAACGAGGATTCGGCGCGGCGCGCTACCGCGTCGTGGTGGCGCAACATGGGCCGCCCCTCAATGGTGTTGGAGACCGAGAAGAAACTCGGCCCTGATGGCCGCCAGCGGTTGCAGGATGCGTTCCGTGCGGTGGCTGGGGGAACCAGTAACGCCGGCGGTGTCATCGTCTTGGAGGACGATGTGAAGGCCACGCAGATGCAGTTGTCGGCCGAAGAGATGCAATACATCGAATCGCGCAAGCTCAACCGTGAGGAAGTGTGCGCGGTGTTCGATGTGCCCCCCGCCGCGGTGCACATCCTTGACAAGGCCACCTATTCCAATGTGACCGAGAACCTTCGCTCGGTGTACCGCGACTCGATGGCGCCCAGGATTTCGTTCATTGAGTCGGTGCTGGACTGGTATGTCGGCCAAGATTTCAACCCCAACACCGTGGCCCGTTTCGCCGTGGCCGAGGTATTGCGGGGCGATTTCGAGAAACGCGCCGAAGCGATGGCCCAGTTGGTGCAGTCCGGTATCGCCAAACCGTCCGAGGCCCGCCCGTGGTTCGACCTCGATGACGCCGGCCCGTTGGCGGATCAGTTGTACGCCAACTCGGCCATCCAACCGTTGGGTGTGCCACCGGAAAAGGTCACGATCACCGGCACCGCCGCGGGCGGATCAACCTCCGAAGGTGTCGACATCACCGGTGCACCAGCCGCCCTGCCGGGATCGAAGTATGTGCGTGACATCGGCGGCATGATCGGCCGCGGGAAATCCATTCAGGAAGCAGCAGCGTGGCTGCTGAACAAATATCCGTCTGATCGGGAAGCGATCAAACAGGCATGCGAAGCCATTATCGAGAGGCAGTTGTGATGAAAGTTGTCACGAAAAGCGCTGAGGCGCAGGTGTCGGCGGTCGCTGACTCGACCAACCCCAACGGCGAGTTCGACGTGATCCTGTCCACCGACGCCCTGGACCGCGACGGGGAACGGCTGCACACCGACGAGTGGAAACAGCCGCTACCGGAGCACATCACCATCGACTCCGATCACGACATGAGTGTGGTGTCCACGGTGGGTTCGGGTAAGCCGTTCATCAACGACATGGGGCAGTTGCAGGTGCGGGGCACGTTCGCCTCCACCCCGCACGGCCAGAACGTTCGCACCCTGGTCAATGAGGGCCACATCAAAACGGTGTCGGTGGCGTTCCGGGTGGATAAGACCCGCAAAGACGGCGGGATGCAGCGCGAGCTGCTCAACGCCGGGTTCGTTGCGGTGCCGGCCAACCCCGAAGCGGTGGTGTTGTCGTCGAAGTCGGCCAAGGCCGATGTGGTGTCGGCGCAGCAGATCATCCACGACTCGGCTGTGGAGTTGGGTGCGATGTGTTCGAACTACATGAAAGCCGCCACCGACGTGAACCTCAAAGCATTGATGGATGATGACGCCGTTGATCCGGTGCGCACACTGGCAGGTATCGACGCCGTCCTCGACCAAGCCCAAGAGCTTGTTGTCGATGTGGATCGCACCTTGTTGCCCCCGGAGGTGTGTCAGGCGTTGGACATGCTGTTCGGTGTCAGCCCCGCTGTCGATGAATTGATGGAGATGTTGGGTGTGTATGACCCCGACGATGAAACTTCCGGCAGTGATGCCGGGATGACCGCTGGTTCCGCCGAGAAATCCGCCGCCGCCGCCAATGCCGCCGCCGCCGATGTTTCCGCTGAAGCCGCGGCGCTGCGGGCACGTTCGCTCGCATTCCTTGTCACGAAAACTATCGAACTTTAAGGAGCTGTAACAATGTCAACCAAGGAAGGTTTGCGCCAGCAGGCCACCGAGCTGTCGAACGAGGTGCGGGCCAAGTCCGCCGCGTTCGAGAAGGGCGAGATCAGCGCCGCCGATTTCTCCCAGGCGATGGACAACATCGAGGCCAAGAACGCCGAGATCGCGACCGCCATGAAGAGCTACGACCGGGCCGCTCGTCTGTCCGGCGCCGCCGACATGGCACCGGCCGAGGTCGAGGCCCCCGCCGAGGTCCGCGCCAACGTCGTCAAGGACGCCCACGACCGCATCAAGTCCGCCGCCGCGAGCCGCGGTCGCGAGTCCGTCGGCTTCGAGCTGGGTTTCAAAGCTCAGGGTGTCACCGGCCTGATGGGTGATTCGGCGTCGGGCACCACCGCCCCGTCGGCACTGTCGGGCTACTTCTACGGTGGCGCGGCCGGCCCGGCCGTCGTCCCGGAGTTCATGCCGGGCATCACCGAGTTGCGTTACTATCCCAATCAGGTTGCGCAGCTTTTCCCGAGCCTGCCCGTCACCAGCCCGGTCGTCACCTACGTCCGTGAGGCGTCGTGGACGAACAACTCCGCGGCGACCGCTGAGGGTGCTACCAAGCCCACCTCGACGAACTCACTGACTCGCTACACCGAGACCGTGGGCAAGGTGGCCTCGCTGGCCCGCGTGACCGACGAGCTGATCGCCGACAGCCCGTACTTCTATTCGCTGATTTCCCAGCGCCTTGCCCAGGGTGTTGTGCGTAAGGAAGAAATCGAGCTGCTCGCCGGTTCCGGTATGCCCGGAGTCAACGGTCTGCTCAACCGCACCACCGGCTTCACCAAGCCGCAGACCATCACCGCCGTGACCAACCTGGTGATCCCCGGTTCGTCCACTGTGGGTGTGGGTGCGGGCGCCAACACCGTCAGCTCGGTCACCCCGGGCC